GCCAAATCTCCTTGCGCCCCACCTGCACCAACTATAGTAGTGGCTGTTCCAGTATCACCCGGAGTTGGTTCACCAGCATCAGTGGTGCCATCAAAATTTAATGCCTGCCCTAAGTCTACTTCAGACCACCCAGTAGACGTGCTCTTATACATTCCTGCAGATGCACCACCAGACTTATTTCTAAATGAATAGGTATTTCCACCATATACCCATACACCATTAACATTACCCTCTCCAGGTACTATACCAATAAGACTTCTTTGGTCCTCAATAGCTTGTCTAAGCTCAGTAACAAGCGATGCATCTACAGATGCGTCTCTTAATACTGGTGGACCATAAGATAAGGAGCTGGCATAAACCCCCATTATCCTACCCTATATACCATCAATTGTCCATACCAAAGTTGAATGCCTTGGCCGCTTCCAGCGGTTTGATCGTGAGCAATTCGTGCATATACATCTGTGTAAGTAGTATGTCCAGTCGTATCAATTATTCCAGACATATTAAAAGTACCGACATCAGTTGCATTACCTATATATTGAAAGGCTTTCAGTGCTGGTAAATCGGTCGTTGTACCTCCAGTATTATCTGTTGATATCATAGCCTTCCAAATTATATTGGTTGCGGCGGCTACCTGCCTTAGAGACAAGCTACAATTAATTGCAAAAAATCCTTTATCGTAAATTCTTATCTGATCGGTTGTGTAAGTTGCGTCCGTTCCTACAGTTGTAGCAGTTACAGTACCCGTATCATCCACAACATCAGAACCCGATGATCCCGCTGACCAATCTATTGTCTCTGTTGTTGAGTCAGTTATCGTCTGCGTTGCAGGAGTACCGTCCCCGGCGGCGTTATTGATACAAGCATAGCCGCCCATCCCAGATTCTACAAATTGCCTAACCAGTTGGGCCGTAATGGCCCCAGTAGTATTATCGGCAAAACTAGTACCGGCCAGGACTGCCCTTGTTTTCCTTAATGCCGTTGGTGTTCCCATTATCCATACTCCACGTTAAATGCAGCGCCAAATGCGCTATCCTTGTTTAGAAAAAACATAGTTTCTCCGTCTTGAAGAGTTCCGCTTACAATAGTAAAGTATACATATCCCTCACCATTTGAGTTGGAAAAAGAACCTGACGAATCATCCCCAGTAAGATCCTCCATATTAACCTGAAGTATTGATCCTACAGCTCCGCTTGTTTCTCCCTTTACCAAATCACCCTTAGATGGAATCTGCATATCAAATGCAGTACTAAATGCGTTATTAAATACTGAATCTCTAGCAGTACCAATTGTAAATGGAATCCTATAATATACAATTGCCGATGGCAACGTTTGGCCATCAAACCTTTCGTAGCCATCCATTCTTCTGTAGCGTCCACGAATATCAATCTCAAAATTCTTTGACGCCACAAGTTCACCAGGATTTAAAGACAAGGCAGGATCAACAATATTTAAACCTCCCTCAAAAGGGAAGTAGTTAGATTGAAGACTGCTTGGTGGTAACTGCCTCTGCCTTAACTTAGTCATTCTGGCACTACCGTATAATTATATAAATCCTGTACTTTAGAAAACCTTCTATTCTTCTGTGATGGTAGCTGATCAGCTTCCAATTTGTCAAGAAGATCCTCAAATTCTGTTAGTGCTCCTGATAAAATTTCTGGAGCGTCCTCATTTTCTGCATAATATATTTTAGCTCTAGCTATAATTATCTTATGAAACCTTGGCGGTATTGCAGATACATCGGCATCTGCAGCAAGAGCCGTTGGTGTAGCAAAGTATTCAAAAGATATTGCAGTAGTTGCGTCAGGGGTAGGATATAAGTCAATATTATTATCTGGCTTTATCGTGAATACCTCTGGAGTATCAGACGCAATAGTTCCATACTTGTATTCATACCTATACTTATCCCACTCCATGTACTCCAAAACCTGGTAAGTATCAGCAGACTTATTCCATACAGCTGAATCTAATTTCCAATTACCCAACGCACTTGGAAATCCAGTATTAGATGAAGTCAATGTAGATGTTCCAGCAATAGCAGATATATTAGCTTCAGTCCAAAGAAAATCCCAGTTGAACCATCTGCTTTGAATATCTAAATCAGCATTAGCTATATATCTTACAACGGCATTTTCCTCTTCAGAAAGGGTGGTAGCATCTACAGCAGATGGACCAGTTCCTGGTATTCCTATATCTCTGGCCATATCTTGGCACAAAACTAAATATGTACTCATCTAAGATTTCTCGATATATCTGACACTACTGTGTCTGGTTTTATATTCACTGCACACATTGCGCCACCTGTCTCTTTATCTCTGTTGCAAGTTTTAAATCCAAAATGTATCTTATGGCATGGAAAGCAGAAATTCTCATAATTGCTTGGCTCCAACGTTGTTGTGTTTTTCCAATGCTTTGAAAGATTCTCTTCCGAAGAATGGGAAAGCATAACAGTTTTGTGACAATTCAAAGTAGAGGCAGCATTTAGCACACCGGTTTCAGGACCAACAACAACATTGCACTTCCCAAGAAATGCAAGTGTTTCTCTTATTGACCACTTACCAGACTTTGTTATTATCCTCTTTTCTTTTTCCCATCCCGCCTCTAAAATTTTACACCAATCATCACCAACAGTTACAAATGTAACATCCTTCCTACTGTTCAATAACGTAAGAATTACAACATCAGTCCATGGATAAACCTTATGAACCGATGATCCAGATAGCGCCCACATAACAACATGTTTCGTCTTTATCCTTCTTCTTACTTCTGAAGCCCAAGACTCTTCCTTCTTTGTTGGATAGAATTTTGGATTAAACGTATGAGGAACACCAGCCATGTCATGAGTTCTCTCCATGTAATTAACATTACATAATGAGTGAATCTCTTCCTTGCTCTTGTAATAATTCTCATTTGCTTGAATCAATACAGGTTCGCCGTTTAAAAACTCCAATCTATCTGGAACAAGTAATAACTCCTTTTCAACTGATTCTGATAATTGTACAAACTTATCAAAATATTTACTCATTCCCTCCCAGTATTCAGTTAACCTATCATTTGAAACCTGGTCAGACTTCTGCACTAACAACTCATCTACATTGGGATCTGACTTTAATATGTCATAACCCCTCTCGGTAACATTTACACAGACCCTGTACCCCTGCTCCTTTAATAAAGGCAGGATTGAAGAGACTTGTATTACATCCCCAAATGCACCGTATCTTACTACACATACTGTTGGATTATTTCTCTTACCGCCAAAATCATCCTCAGTATAATCTCCAATTTCCCTTTCGGGAATAGTTATTATTTTCACTGGTTCTTAAGAAGCCCACCCAAAATGATTGAGGCCTGACCTCACAAGTTGACCGTTTACTCTTCCTTCATTATTAGTAATTCTTTGTTCTGCTCTGCACTCCATAGCCCTCTCACCGAAGAGCTGACTACCGCTGGTGTACCCCTTATGTTTTGGCTCGGTAGAACCATACCCCATTTCTGGAGTTACAACTTGGCCACCTATATAAGCCACAACAGAATTCATTCTTTTAGCCATTTCTTTCTCCAAAAGGATAGGGGGTGGCGTACCACCCCCATCCGGGTTGATTACGCAAACTCAAATTTCCCACGATCAGTAGAGATAGACTTATGTACTATCCCTTCTGGCTTCTGGTCTGGGCCAACACTGGCCATACCCAAAGATTTTAGCGTTTCACCGCTAATATTTTCAAGTGAAGACAAACCATTCTCAGGAATTTTACCCTGCGCTGTATGTTTTTCAGCCATATTGCCTCCTAGTACCAATGGATCATGATTTGAACATATGCCTTACCAGCGGGCGTACCACCAGTAGGAGCATTGAACGTAATGTGAATATCAGTATCAGCCGGAAGAGCTGCTAAAACTAAATCAGCCGCTGTATCCGTCATTCTCTGTTCATCACCATCAGCAAGAGTACCTAAACCCATATTCACATATTCGGCAGTCCCCGCTGAAGAGCCTAGTTCAATACTTGCCTCAGTAGTGACGGCATTAAATGTCTCATAGGCTTGAGCCTCGACTTCCTGTATGGTTCCCTGCATTCCTTTAGGGCCACGGAAAATTAAGGCTTCACTAGCTGCACCAAAATCATGAAGGAACGTCATGCAATAAGGTGTTGGATTACTATAACTCATAATAATTCTCCTTTATGCCGCGCTGTCCCACATAACGATGCGGGTTTGTGCCTGTTGTGTATGGGTAATACCAAACCCACCAAGATAATACCATGCTACACCTCTGTCGCGACCGTAGTCACCAGGGATTTTACCCCTGATTTCTTCAGGTACAGCAACAGCTTCAGCAACAGTATCTTCTCCGAAAAATAGCGCCCAGTCAGACTTACTATTAGTCCAAGCGACACCAGCAGTTCCCATGCCAGTTCCCTTAGCAATGTGAGTCTGTTCAACGAATCTTACGCCATCATATCGACCAATCTCACCGTTCATGATCATTTGGAATCCTTGGTCCACATAGGACTTTAAGGTTTCCAGGTCATCTTTCAATGTACGATAAGTTGTTGGCCAAGCAATGGAATAATAATCGTCATCAGCATACGCAGGAATATTACGTTCCTTCATGACATCTACGATAGCCTTAATGTGGCCCTTACCTAGAGCAACATCATTGGTCGTAACAGTAGCGCCATTAGTGGTTGTCACCACGGCATCGGTTGCCGTAGCAGAAGCCACACGTATTTTGCACAGATCAAACTGAGCAGCCGCCAGATTATCAAACGCCTTTTTAGCGTCATTTTTTAAGACCTTCCTTACTACTTCAGCCACTGGTTGCTCAGCGAGATCATCCAACTTACCAGTCCA